ATTCTGTGATAGCCCACCCGATCGCCGTACAAGCTCCTGCGAACGCGAGCAACACGCTCCAGAACAGAATGAACGCTTGGAAGAAATTGGGCTCTGTCATTGTTTCCCTTCGTTGTGATCGAACGAGAATTCGCTCGAGTGACGCGTCCGCATCTTACCGTCTTTTCGGTAGTTTTGGGGGGTTACGTGAGGTGAGATCGGATTTTCTTTCGTTTTTGGGGGCGGGACGCGCGTAGGGTGGCGAGGGGGAGCACGGCTCCCACACTCACGCCCCCCCCACGAGACCGCCCCCTACGCCCCCCTACGCCCCCCACACGCGCCTACTGGCTCGGTCCGACTGGATATGCCGCGCGCCGATAGGCGGCGCACCCATCCCCGCGTGCGCGTTCCGAGCTATGCGCCGGGACCCGCAATGGCGCAACATTCGTTTGCGCGCAGTAAATCCGCTGCGGTGGGGAAAGCGACACGCCACCGAATTTGGCGCAACCCAATTAGGCGCAGCGAACCAACTGCGCCACCAGAATAGGCGTAGGCGCTACCACTCACGGGTGTCTTCGCCCAGAGTGCTTTTCCCCCCGGAGGAATCCCTTTACCCCAGCCTTGACGCTACCGGGATTTAACGCAAACTCACCGTGTTTTTACAGGCGTAAAGCACGCAGGTCTTGTGGGGAATTTGAAAATTGGCGAAATCAGAGCTGCCAGAAGGCTTTCGGAAGCAGATGTGGAAGAAGGGTCAGAGCGGAAATCCGAAGGGTCGCCCGAAGAAGAAGAGCTTCCAGGAGTTGGTTGAGTCTGCTCTTGACGAAGAGATTCAGAAGATGGGGATCATCAAGCGCGAGTTGCTTGCGAAGTTGTACGTTGACCGTCTTTTGAAACAGAAAAATAAGGAAGATTTCAGCCATTACATCAAACGGGCTTGGCCCGAGGTTTCGAAGCACGAGGTGGCTGGAGATCTTGATTTGAACCACGAGATGCGCGAGGCGGCGAAAGAGCTTGAGGAGCTTCTGGAGCGCTCTAAGGAAGACCTTGAGTGAAGCCTTTGGTTCAGGTCGAAGAATTCAGAAAGTCTCTTGAGGGGGCTTCTGAGGCGGCTCAGGCACAGGCTAGATACCTGTGGGACATCTGGGCTCGACCGAACCAGATGGAGCCAGACGGGGATCATCGATATTGGTTGGTTTTGGCTGGTCGAGGATTCGGCAAGACTCGCGCTGGTGTGGAGTGGGTTCGTCGTCAGATTGAGGGCGGGGAGAGTCGTCGAGCGATTGTGGTCGCTCCGACTTCGGCGGATTGTCGCGACACGATTGTGGACGGTCCATCTGGTTTTTTGAGTGTGTGTCCACCTTGGGACTGTCCGTTGTACGAGCCGAGCAAGCGTCGTTTGACGTGGGACAGTGGGGCGACGGTTTCTCTTTATTCTGCGGAGGAGCCTGATCGTCTACGCGGAGTGAATTGCGATTTGATGCTGGCCGATGAGTTAGCCGCATGGACGCATAGCGAGACCTGGGACATGGCGATGTTCGCGTTGCGTATAGGTGCGAATCCGCGCGCGATGATTACGACGACGCCTCGTCCTACTCGACTGATAAAAAACCTCGTGGATAACCCTTCGACGGTCGTTACGCGAGGCTCCACGTATGACAACAAGGCCAATCTGGCCCCCCAATTCCTCGATGCGATTCTGAAGAAATACGACGGAACGAGGATGGGTCGGCAAGAGATCTACGCGGAAGTTTTGGAAGACGTAGAAGGCGCGATCTTAAGTCTCGATCAACTGGTCGATCTTCGCGTTGATGAAGCGGACGAGCCGCAACGAATTGTTGTTGGCGTTGATCCAGCGGTAACGACAGGTGACAGCGCAGACCAGACTGGGATCGTGGTGGCTTCTCGTGGGGTGAATGGTCATTTGTATACGTTGGCAGATCGTTCTTGCCGCTCCGGTCCTGCTGGTTGGGCTCGTCGAGTGGTGGATGTATTTCACGAGTTCAAGGCTGATCTGATTGTCGCAGAGCGCAATCAGGGCGGGTTGATGGTCGAGCATACGATTCGCAGTCTGGACGCGGACGTTCCAATTAAGTTGGTCCATGCGACACGCGGTAAGCATGTGAGAGCGGAGCCCATCCTGGCGATGTTCGAGCAAGGCAAGGCGCATACGATGAAGGGCATGGATGAGCTTGAGTCCCAGCTCGCTGCGTTTACGCCGGAAGGATACGAATCAGACGGTTCTCCAGATTCCGCAGATGCGTTCATCTGGGCAGCGACCGAACTCACTCAAGACCGAGGGGCGCAAATCTTTCTATGAGGGTCAGTGAGATAGTCAAGCGCGGGCTCCAGGTGCCGCAGCCAGGAACAAGTTCGACATACTCTCTCGCCCGCTTGCTGGGTCACGAGACCTACGACACCGATCCGATCAAGACAGACAGTGACGCGCTGAAGACATATTCAGGCTGGGTCTACGCATGTGTTTCGACGATCAGTCAAGATGTCCGATCTTCTTCTTGGAAGATCTATCAGCGTGTTGGGTTTTCGAAAGATGATTGGAAGGCGCTTGATGATTCGCAGATACCCCATGTTCTGAGACGACCTTCAGAAGCAACGACATGGGGCGACCTGATTGAATTAACGCAGATTCATTTGGATCTAGCGGGAAGATCATTCTGGCATCTGATTACGAATCAAGAATCGGGCGGCGGCAAGGTCATTGGAATTCAGAACTTGAATCCTGACTGGGTTTCGAGGGCGATCTACGACAAGTCGAAGACCAGAGTTGTCGGATGGGAACTGAACACTGCTGGCTCGAACAAGAAGATTCTTCCTGCTGAAGATGTCGTCTTGTTTCGATACCCGGACCCGATCGAACCTCATGGTGGAATGTCTCCGATTCGTGCAGTCGCAATGTCTCACGACATGGATACCTATTCGCGCGCTTACGCGGCGAGCCATCTTCGCAACCACGCGCAGCCGACCGGCATCCTGACAACTGAAGCTGAGTTGACTCGGGATCAAGCGAATGTGATTTCGGACAACTGGCAAGACTTCCATCAAGGGGAGAGCAGGATTCAGGTGCTCGGGAAGGGCGCGCAGTTTCAGACGCTCTCGGCTCACATCAGGGATCTGGAATTCTTGAACCTTGCGAGAGTTAGTCGCGATCAACTTCTGTCTGCGTTCCATGTTCCTGCGACGAAGCTAGGTCTTGTTGAGGATTCGAGTAGAGCAAACGGGGAGGAGGCGGATCGCGTCTACACTTCTCTTTGTCTTGGCCCCAGGCTGAAGAGATACGAAGAGCCGATTACTCATCGAGTCCTGCCCAGGCTCGGAATCGATCCGTCTCAATATTCATTCGAGTTCGACTCAGTTGATGTCGGTGACAAGGAGTTCGATCGGATCGCAGCGGAGACTGCTTTCAAGGCAGGCGCTATCACGATGGATGAATACCGAGAGCGGATTGGATTTGATCCTGATCCAAGCGGGAGGGGCTCTGTCTACTTCATTCCGCTGGGATCATCCGTTGTCGAAGATCCGAACGAAGCATCGTCTTTTGTGGATAGCGTGAACGCTCCATCGGAAACGAGCAAAGACTCAGGAGAGGAAGTCGGCGAGGAGAGGTCGCTTTCCGAAGATATTCAGGAAGCGCTCATCAAAGACCCGAGTGATGAGGCAATGCAGATTGCTGCATTCCGTTTCCTGTCCGACCAGGGAGACGCGGAGAGAAGGCTGAAGGGCCGAATTCGAGCGATCTTCTCGAAGATGCAGAAGGCGATTGTTGCAGAGGTGAAGCGGGGCGCGAAGAAGACGCAGACACGCGCACCGATAAAGGAAGACATCGAGCAGATTCTTGATGGGTTCTCTGAGGAGTTCAGGGAGGTGTTGGAGAAAGAGGCTTTCGCGACCTTCGGGATCGGATTCGATGCGTTCGATAGAGAGGCTGCGAGTTCTGCGCTGGTCTCCGCAGACATGCTTGTTGAGTTCGAGACGATCGCGGACGAAATCCGGCAATGGGCTGCAACGAATTCCGCTGAAGAGATCACGAAGATCACTGAGGTGTCGAAAGAAGCAGTGAGGGAGATTCTTTCCGAAGCGCTGGATGAGTCCTTGAGCATTCCTCAGATTGCCGCTCGCTTGACCAAGGCATTTGATGATTGGAAGGGCGTTCGCGCAGATACGATCGCACGCACCGAGACTGCTCGTTCGTACAACTTTGGGAAGTTCACCAACGCATCGAAGTTCGATCAGGAGAATCCAGAGTTCGTCACTGTGAAGACATGGGTTCCAACGCAGGACGAGAGGACAAGAGAAGAGCACAGGGCTTCAGCAATCAAAGGGCCGAACGGAGAAAGTCGTAGATCGGTCTTGCAGGAAGAGCATTTCATTGTCGGCGGAATGAGAATGATGCACCCATTAGATCAGCGGGGTGGGGCAGGCAATGTTGTGAACTGCCGTTGCGTATTGACGTTCGCGATAGGCGAAAGGAAAAACCGATGAAAGAACGATTCGTATCCACTGCCAGATCCCATTCAGAGGATGGTGAAAGCGACATCTCATGGTTTCGCGCATCGACGAATGAACTCGATCGGCACGGGACCATCGTTGAGCCGCGCGGAATCGACACAGTGAACTTCAGTCACAATCCGATCTTCATGTGGGGACATGACGCATATGGAGGTCACTCTCCTCCCGATCTTGAGAACGTGCTCGGTCGCGTTGTGGATTTCAAGACGACAGACACAGAGTTCGATGTCGGTGTTCGTTGGGCAAGCCATGAAAGGGCAGAGATGGCTCGTGACCTTGTTCGTTCTGGCTTTCTGTCTGCCGTGTCTGTTGGATTCATTCCAGACCCGGCAAGTGTTACGACACGATCTATCGACGGGGACGAGGTCCCTGTCTACGAACGCACGGAGTTGGTCGAGGTGAGTCTCGTTCCCGTTCCGTCGAATCCGGCAGCGGTCGCGATCATGCGATCGATGCAGTTGCCGGAAATCTCACAAGATCCTTCTCCATCCGAAGAGGATGCAGATTCCGAGGGACTGCGAGACAGAATACGGTCGATACTGGGTATGGAACGTATCCGTACTGAGTTGGGGCCGAACTCGTAGGAGGTTCCTCGATGGAACTGGAAAACGCAGTAGAAGAGGTGAAGGCGGACATCCGTACTTTCACCGAAGAACAGATCACTCCGATCAAGGAGCGATTGGCATCGTTGGAGGAGCGTGACAGTTCGCCAACGGACGAAGCAGTGTCGGACTTGGAGAAGCGACTCATCGACGGAGAGCAGAAGCTCGAAGAGATGAACGAGCAGCTTCGTCTGGCTCAAGTCAATGGTGGCTTGATTGCCGCAACCGAGAAGAGCAGCGACCCGTTCGAGGGTTTCATCTTCAAGGACATCGACGCAGTGAGGAACGAACTGCTGCACGGCAACACTCGTGCGGTGGATCTCTCGTCAATCGCTTCGGCAGGTAAGCTCCGATCGGAGACGGCGAGCGCGTTCCTCGACTTCGTGGTCGGAGATCAGCCGACGCTTTCGGTGATCGAGAAGCGCGTGATGAACTCGCCCACGGCGCGGCTCGACCGCATCGGGGTGGGTTCGCGCAAGCTCGTCGCGGCGACGGAGAATACCGCTCCTTCCGACACCGATGCGATCACCTTCGGGAAGCATTCTCTGTCAGTGACTGAGGCTATCTGGGCCGAGGACATCAGCCTGAGCTTCCTCGAAGACAACATCGCAGGGTCGAACGCCGAAGCAACCATCGCAAACGTAGTTGCGAAGGCTATCGGTGAAGAGCTGAACGATATGGCTTGGAACGGTGACGACGACTCCGCGACGGCGTGGATCGCGATCAACAACGGATTCGAGGATCTGTTCGTAACCGATGAAGACAGTGCGGTGACGGACGTGGACAACACCTCGAACTCGACCGCACTCGCCACCCTGAATGCTCTGTACAAGGGCATGTCTTCGCAGTATCGCACCATCTCGGATCAGCGGATCTTCGCTTCTCCGGGCTTCGCGACTGCGTACATGGGTGAGCTGGGCGATCGGGCCACGATGCTGGGCGACCAGACTCTCGTCGGCGGATCGACCGGGCTCTCGTACTTCGGGATTCCGATCACGGTCGATCGTCACCTCGACGCGGACAAGATCTACATGACGCCCGCGTCGAATCTCGTCTTCGGTGTTCATCGTGACGTGACTCAGGAACTCGACTGGAACCCGCGCAAGCGGCAAGTCGAACTGACCGTCTCGATGCGCTTCGACTACGAGTACAAGTTCGGCGGCGTGGTCGCGCGTGGTCACACCATCGCGTCGGGTCTCGAATAGTGGAAGCCGAGAGTCCATGTATTGGGAAGAAAACGCTTTGTTCTTGCCGTGGGGGCGAAGACAAGCTCAAAGAATGCCCTTGCATGGACTCTCGCCCCTACCACCCCGCGCAAGGTGGGGTGGTAGGGCGCTTTCCGTTAGTAGTCACTTTCCTGAAAGCCTGTAAGGTAAAGATGCGATGAGCATTGTTCGCAAAGATGAACTGGCTGAATTCCTTGGAGTTTCAACAGTTCCAACGAGAGCGCAGGCTTCGATCGACATTGCAGAAGCGCTCGTTTCTTCGTATCTGTCCATCCATTACGATCGACGAGGGAGCGCTCTTCAGGAGCACACCGTAAGCGAAAGGATCACACCCGTCAGAGACAGGACCACGCTTGAAGTGAGCGGCGGCTATGTCACCGGCATTGAATCTATCGCTTACAACGTGAAGGGGTTCGAGCAGACAAACGACGAAGTGAGTGATGATATTTCGTCGAAAACTCCGACTTTCGAATACGTTTTCAGCCCTGAGTTTCGAGGGTGGTGCGTTGGCGGGAAAACGTCTTCGGGGCTGGATTTCGTCTTCCGGCGTGGCGTTCAATACCGCGTCACTTACCGCACCGGCTGGTGTGCTGGGAATACCGCATACGCCTGGGAGTGGTATCGGAATAACTCCTCTGACACCTGGGACGATGCCGCCGACCGGCTCTCCTGGGGTTTTGTCGATGGCACGGTGACGACGACCAACGCAGCAGGTGCGTATCTGCTCGGCCCTCAGCCGACGAGCCAGACCGAAGGCATTCACTACGAGACTGGCGGTAGCGTGAGTGACGAGCGCTTGCTTTCTCCCTCGCTCTCGTTCGATGGCGGCGACTTTCCGTTCATCGTGACGCGGCTCAACCTGATCGAAGCCTCGACGACGGGCTACGCCTGCTATCGCGTTGGATGGCTCGATGGTGATGGCAGGACGGGCTTCACGGGGAAGAAGTCTCAACGTGGCGAGCAGAATTTCTTGCCGGATCGAATTCGAGCATCGTCTCTGAATTCGGATCACACTGGTTACGCGACACTTGTTGCTGATATGGGTTTCAATCAGGCATCAGACATGGATAAGCAGATGCAAGATCCGGCGCGCAGTTGGATCGACCAGACGATCACGCAGATCAGTCTCCAGCTCTGGAACTTGGGCGCGAGTGATCCCAACGGTGCCTTGTACATGCTTGATTACGTCAGGATCTGCGACGGCACTGCCCGAATCCCAGAGTCAATCAAGATGGCAGTTCTAGAGACTGCTCGCGCTATCAGAGACGGTTCCAGCACTGGTATTCAGAGCGAAAGCATCGGGGACTACTCGAAGACGATTGCTATCGGGGAGGCTTCGAGGGTGATTCCCGCAGTTGCAAAATCAATTCTTGACCCATACCGGAGACCTTGCTGGTGACAATCGAGCATCTCCTGAACACGACTGCCGACATGAAGCGACCTATTCCTGATTACGATGGAATGGGAAACGTCAACTACACGTTGAATACGTTTTCAGGCAATCATGCTTGTCGCATTTCGCAGTCGATGCCGGTGGATGTTACCTCTGGGCCTACTGAATGGTCCGAGGCAAATGCGATGATTTACGTCTTGAGCGGAACAGAGTTTAAGCGCGACGATGAAGTTCATCATGGCTCAGAGATTTACACGGTCATTGGAGTCAAGACTCCAAGTATCAGCGATCACCACACTTCGCTCGTTTGCAAGGTGAATACCAATGAGCAATGACTGGGAACTCACATGGAACGGCAAGGCGATTGGAAAGATGGCTGCGAAGAGGCTCAAGGTTAACGCAGAGCGTGTTGCGAGAATGCTGGAGTCCGAAGTCGTCAAGTCGCTTTCTGTTGGTCAGCCAGTGAAACGTATGTCGAGTGGCTCCATGCGAGGGTTGGACCCTTCGGCTCCAGGCGATCCGCCGAAGTTGGTCACGGGGAGATTGCGTGCATCCATAGACCACAGGGTGGATAAGAGCAGGAGATACGTTGATGTCTACATCAGCGCCGGTACGAATTACGCGAAGGTCCTTGAGTACGGAGGCAAGAGTGGGAAGGCGACAATCGCGCCACGCCCGTTCCTTCGACCTGTGCTGAAAAAGCACAGAGTGAAGGCGATCAAGATGCTGACTCGCGACATTTTCAAGCGACAGGGGATCTCTGACCGAAGAAGGCATACGACGTGATCGATTTGAGTCGAGCGATCGTGAACTACTTGCGAGACGACACCGTTCTTTCTGAAAAGCTCGGATCTTTCATGGGCCACTCGGCGGTTTTCTCCGCATTTCCTGTTCCGACAAATACGACTTATCCGTTCATCGTTACAGTATCTATTGCAGACGTAAACCTTGAAGCGAAGAACAGAACAGTCAGGGAGATCACTCAAGACATCTCCGTATTCGATGAGCAGGATGGAAGCCCTGTTGTGATCGAGGAGATCTCGGAGTATTTGAGGGAGAAATTGCGGGCACCATTCTCTGTTCCAGATTGGACGATGAGTGGTCTTAGCTTGAGTGGTCCAGCTCTAAACGATTCAGAAGATTTCTACGGAAGGGTTTTGACGGCGAGAGTGGTTCTCGACCGTTAGAAACAACGCAGGAGGAAGGCCGAAATGGCAGTCAATGGCAATACGATCTTGATGAAGATCGGCACAGACACGATTGGTTCACAGAGAGGCGTGACGATGGACAGTTCATCTGAGATGCTCGACGTTTCGACGAAGAGCGATGACGATGCGGTGTTCATCCCAGGCAAGCGTGCTGACACGGTAACCTTGAATAGCTTCTATGTTGTTGGCGATACGGCACAAGCCGCGATCCGAACCGCATACGAAGCCAACAATGCTGTCACTCTCTTCTGGGCAGAAGGTGGAACCAATCTCAAGACGAACACAACGTCATACATCAGTTCGATGTCGATTTCCGCTCCAGAGCATGGACCGGCGGAATCGGAAGTAACTCTTCAGGTGAGCGGAGGTTGGTCTGCCGTTTAATGAGCATGAATGCTGACCAACTGCGTGGGCGAGTAAGTGTCCTGATCGATGGCGAGGAGAAGTTTCTTCGCTTCGATCAGGGCGCTCTCTCGCGTCTGATTAGTGAATTGGGACTGGAGGGAATGAGCATGATTCCTTCTGCGGTCTCCTCACTGGACATCGACACTCTGGTTTGTCTCGTTTGGTCTGGCAGGTTATGGGAGGAGCCGGATCTGAAAATCGAAGAAGTGAGGAAGTTCTTTTTTCCGATGCTTCCGACATACAACTCTGCGATCGAGGCAATAAATCTGGCTCTTTGGGGGAGGATCGATCCTGAGTTCGGGGGAAGCGACGACGACGTGGACCCTCCGAAGCAGGAAGTAGAGAATGGGACTTCATCGAAGCAAGAGACTTTGCAGTAGTCCATCTAGGATTGAAGTTCGATGAATTCTGGAGCTTGACTCCTGCCGAGTTGAACTCCCTCTCTGTTGCATACGGAAAGAAAAGAGATTCGGAGTTTCAGCTTTTGAGAGCGTCTGCTTACTGGTCTGAGTCTCTTTCAAGGACGAAGAGGCTCCCTGGATACGAAAACTGGATCAATCCTCCCAAGGAATCGAGGGCTCTGTCTGGAGAGGAGGCGGAGACCAGAAGGATCGAGCACGAAGAAAACATCTCTTTGATCGAGGAACTCATCTCCAATAGCGAGCAAGGGTCTCGTAAGGAAGCATCTTCAGATGGCTGAGACAATTGGCGACCTTGAGGTAAAACTCAGGGCAGACATCACGAAGCTAGAATCCGATCTCGCGAAGGCGGAAGGTCGAGCGAACACTGCTGGCAAACGCATTGCGCGCAACATGCAAGGTGCGTTCAAGGGCCTCGGTGCGATTCGCGTCAAGCTCGGTTTGCTTGCTTTTGGTCTTGCTCAGATTGCTGCGTTAGGCGGCATGAAGAAATTGATTGATGGTTCTCTTGCTGCGGCAGATGCAATTGGCAAGACATCCGACAAGCTAGGTATCTCGAATTCCGCGTTGCAGGAATTTCAGTACGCAGCAGTACAGAGCGGGGTCAAAGTCGAGACTCTGAATATGGGCTTGCAGCGGTTCGGGCGTCGAGCGGCTGAAGCTGCCGCAGGCACTGGAGAAGCACGCAGCGCTCTCAAGCAATTGGGCATTCAGCTCACTGACACGAACGGATCGTTGCGCTCAACAGAGAATCTGTTCATGGATTCGATGAAGGCATTGTCTGACATCGAGAGTCCACTTGAGCGGGTGCGTCTGGGTTTCAAGCTCTTCGATTCTGAAGGAGTGGCTTTAGTCAATCTCGCAGGCAACATCGGCGAACTTCGCAATGAAGCGCAGGCGATGGGACTCGTTCTCGATGACGAGGTGATTGCAAAGTCGAGCGAGACGAAGGACACGCTTTCCGCGTTAGCCAAAGTGACAAGCGCACAACTGACTCCTGCGCTTGTTGATCTAGGTGGTGGTGCGTTGGTTGCAGTTGGCGAACAACTTTCGGCAGCGGCGTTTTGGGCGAACAAGCTATATCGAGCGTTTGCGGATACTGCTGATCTTGGATTGAGTAATGCAATTCTCAGACAGGGTGAGGCAACTAAAGAACTCGCTCAAGCAGAGGAAGATCTCGCTCGCAGAAAAAAGGAAGTTCTTGCTATTGCGGGCAATGAAGAATTTGATGCAATGCTCATTGTTCACAGAAGGACGATCAAAGAACGAAAGCAAGAACTCCTTGATCTAAAGAAACATATTGAGGAAAAAAAGAAGGCACGAGCAGATGCTGCGAAGCAAATCTCTGGTGGAGACGCACCTGTAAATGTTGCTGCTGAAAAGAAAGCGGCAGATTTGCGTCGAAAGATCGCTGCGAAGGCAATTGAGGATCTTCGCAAAATGCGAGCAACAGAGAGAGAGGACATCTGGCATGAAGCGAACAAGAAGATGCAGATACTACAAGAGGCATCTGCTGGAGAGTTGGAAGCTCTCGGAGGCTTAAGGGTAGCAAAAGCCGCAATCAGAGAAAAAATGCGGCTTGACATAAAAGAGATTAATGACAGAGAGGCACTTGAGGTAAAAGAGGCAAGAAATAGAGCCTTGAAGCTCGAAGGGCGTCAGGCAGATAAGATCAAGCGAATCAATGCAGGTGTGCTTCAGGATTTTCAAGAAGCAACGATGTCTGAAACGGTGCTGCTTGGGATCGAGTTAGAAAGACAACTTGCGGCCCACAAGAAGTTGTTAAATGACAAGGAGATTTCTGAAAAGCAGTACGAAGAGAACATCATACTGCTGAAGAAGACGACAGAAGCGAAGATCGCCGCTCTTCAAGCCGATGCCGATGGCGCAATGGAGAGTGCAATGGAGAGTGCGCTAGAAAGGCGCAACAAGGCATTCGAAGAATCCTTCGGGTTCATCCGTGACGGATTCACCGACGCGATGACGGACATGCTCATCACGGGCGAGATCACGTTCAAGGAACTCGCGCAATCATTCCTTCGGGAGTTCGTGAACCGCGCGATCGGAAGCCTCGCGGGCACTGCGTTTGATTCGTTGGGCGCTCTTTTCGGAGGTGCCGCGAAGCCCGATCTTGCGATCAATACAACGGGTGGGAATCCGTTTAGCGGAATGGCGGCCAACGGTGGTCCGATTGGCGGCCCAACATTGGTTGGCGAGCGAGGCCCGGAGTTGTTCATCCCGCACACTTCTGGCTTCGTCGCAACGAACCAGTCGCTCGGGAAGATGTCAGGAGGAGGCGGTAACGACGTGACGGTGACCGTCGTCAACAACACCGGCCAGGAGGCGACGACGACGGAGCGCGACGGTCCCAACGGGACGCGCTCGATCGAGGTGATGGTCGGCAAGGCGATTTCGAAGAACATCGCGCGCGGCGGCGACGTGGATCAGGCGATCCGCAACTCGTATGGCGTGAATCGAGTTGGGAGGCATGGCATCTGATGGAGTGGCCCGGAACGCTTCCCACTGATCCGCTGTATGGCTGGTCCGAGGTTCCCGGCGATGGGAGCGTGCGAACTGAGACGGACTCTGGCCCCGCGAAGATGCGCCGACGCTTCACGTCTGCTCCGAGTGTCTTCTCGCTTCAGTTCTCGATGACGACCGATCAGGCAACGCGACTGATGCAGTTCTACACAAACTCCTCGTCCGATTCTCCCGCAGGAACCGCAAGCGGGTCGCTCACGTTCGGAACGCTCGGCCATCCCCGCACGGGAGTTGCACCGACTTCGACCGAAACCACGGGCTGGCGTTTTCTCTCACCTCCTGTCATCACGCAGAGCACCTACGGTTACTTCAACGCGGTGGTGCAGTTGGAGCTTCTCGAATGAGTCGCGGGGTCTCATCGACAGCCCGTCAGGCGATGTACTCGCAGAGCACCGAGGAGGTGTTCGTGATCTTGCTTGAGATCAGCAACGAGAGCGACCCTTCGGACCCGATCCGCACGGCGCTCGACTCGGAGAATCTCGACTCGAAGCTCACGGTGGACGACGTAGATACGCACTCGGCTGCGGTCACGTTTGCGGGAGGGTTCTTCGCGATCGACTTGCCAGAGGAGGCAGGCGAGGAGGTGAGTTCGGTTCGGCTGACGGTGGACAATGTTGACCGCACAATCGTGACAGCGATACGCAACGCGACTGAGCCGCCCGAGGTCAGGATGTGGGTGGTCCTTCGCAGTTCGCCGGATGTCGTCGAGGCTGGTCCGTACTACTTCGTTCTGGAGAGTGCTGACTACGACGCGCAGTCTGTTTCGGGCGAGCTTTCGTTCGAGGACATCACGAGTCGTCGCTATCCGAAGCACGAGTTCACGCCATATTTGGTGCCGGGGCTGTTCTGATGTCATGGTCGAACGAGTACATCGGGATTCCATACGAGATCAACGGGCGCGAGATGGATGCGCTCGACTGCTGGGGCCTCGTTCGTCAGGTCTATCGGCGCGAGCTTGGGATCAAGCTCCCCTCTTATGCAGGCTACGAGTCGAGCACCGACGCGGAATCGTTCGCGGAAGCCTTCGGCCAGGAGGTGAGTGCGTGGACGAAGGTCGCGGAGCCTTGCGAGTTCGATGTCGCATGGTGCCGGGTCATGGGGATTGAGTGTCACTGCGGGATCGTGCTCGGCAATGGTCGGATGCTGCACGCGATGGATGGGAACGACTCCTGCATCGTTGATCTATCGAGCCCTGCATGGAAGAGGCGGTTGCTGTCATGCTATCGGATGCAGTAGATGTTCAGCTCGCGAGCAATCCGTTTGAAGACGGGCGCGTGCATTCGTATGCGTTCGAGGGTGAGACGATCGAGCAGATCCTCGAAGCCCGAAGCCTTCGGATCGACTCCGCGTATGGGGTGGTCGTTGCGGTAGGCGGCGAGATCGTTCCCGAGAGGATGTTCTCGAAGGTGCGCCCGAAGGCTGGTGCTCTCGTCGTCGTCAAGGTGATTCCGCGAGGCGGGAAGAGCGGCAAGGGCATCTTGTCGATCGTGATCGGCGTGCTCGCGATTGCTGCGTCGATCGCCACAGTGGGAGCGGCGGGCGGGTTCGCTGAGCTGACTGCTGCGGAGGCATTCGGCGCAGCCTCGCTCGCGGTGAGCGGCGGCATGTCGATTGCTGCTGGAATCCAATCCCTGCTGGCTCCAGCCCCCTCAGTACCGTTCAGCGGCACGATCCCACAGAGCGGAGATTCGCCTGCGCTCTCTGGAGCGCGCAACAGTGCGCGTCTCTACGGCCCGATCCGCACGGTGCTAGGTCAGTACCGGGTGTACCCGGATCTCCTCGGAAAGCCCTTCCAGGAGCGCGTGGGGAAGGATTCTGTGCTGCGCCTGCTCATGTGCTTTGGGTATGGACCGCTCGACGTAACGGATATTCGCATTGGCGAGAAGCCGATCGACGAACTGATCGACTCCAGCAAGTACAACGTGCTCCAAGGCTGGGATGATGACCCGGAGCTTTCGATCTTCCGCGATGAGGTGGACGCGGACTCGTCGATTCAGCCGAAGTTCAACCGAGTAGCTCCTGATGTGGCGGTGCTCACGACCGGCGAGGGGCCGAAGGAGGTCTCGATCGATCTGGCCTTCCCTGCTGGCCTGATCGCCTTCGACGATGACGGGAAGCCCCAGACGGTCACCGTTCGGTTTCTGATCGAGCAGCGAGAGCAGGGGGTCGGCTCATTCTCTGCGATTGAAAATCCCACCGCAGGGCTCGAATCTTCGACGGGTTTTCGGCGAGTCTCCGCAGGTACGTTCGACCTGAAGCTCAAGCAGCGCGGGAGCATCACTCGCGGGCTGCGGTGGCCTGTGCCGTCTGGGAGCACTGAAAATGCTCGCCACGAGATTCGTATCACGCGGGTCTCGACGACTTCGCCCGACTGGAACGGTAAATCGGTTTCGATCAACGCCGATGCCGTTGCGACGGTGATTCGCACGATCAAGCCACATGTCGGCTCGTTGATCCCGAACCTCGCGAAGATCGAGCTTGAGATCAACGCAAGCGACACGGGTCTCAGCGGGGTGATCGACAATCTCTCTGCACTCTGCACTTCGATCGTTCCGAAGTTCGACACGACGACACAATCCTGGGGGCCGGTGACGGCATCGTCGAGCGCATATAACGCCTCGATGTTCCCCACGCGCAACCCTGCGTGGCTGTTCGCTCATACGTTGCGCGGCCCCGCGAACTCGCGACCTGTCGAAGACTCTCGAATAGACGGCCCCGGTCTCGCGGTTTGGGCTGGCAACCTCGGCGACACTGGGGCCTATCCGATCGGTGGTTACGAGGAGGACGGCACGACCAAGGCTGCTCGCAACATCGACGCGGTGATCGACTTCACGACGACGGCGAAGAAGGTGGTGTCTGACATCGCAGCGGGCGGGCGCGCGGCGCTCAATGTGATCGACGGGAAGTATTCGGTCGTTCAAGACATCCCGCAGACCCAGGTCGTTCAGCACTTCACGCCGAGGAACTCAAACGGCTTCTCTGGCAGCAAGGCATTCCGAAAGGCTCCTCATGCGGTGCGCGTTCACTTCGTGAACCCGGAGCCCAGTGCCGACAACAAGTCGTATCAGAAAGACGAACTCGTCGTCTACAACGACAATTTCAGTGAGAGCGGGAACTACGTTGTGCGCCTGGGCTTCCGGGGCTCGATGACACCGACTTCTCTGAATGAGTCTTCAGCGGGGACTTCGAGCGCGTGGCTCTCGTCTGGATCGACGACGGCAGGGCACCAGGGCTACTCAATCCGTCATACTGTGAGTTCGACTGATCCGCAGCTTTACAGCGACACCGACAATCTGATGGGGATCGATACCTCCCTCTACAAGTTCGTGCGCGTGCGTATGCGCCGGGTCACGAAGGGGGACGAGGACTGGCACGGTCAGATTTGGTTTGCGACGGGAACATCATCCTTCAGCAGCCTCAATGTTCAGTTGCAATCGACTGAGCCGGACTGGTCGAAAGGCTGGGTGACTGTTGTCTGGGACATGACAAGCAATTCTCAGTGGACGGGGACGATGGATCGCCTGCGGTTCGACTTCACGCAGAATGGTTCGTCCTTCGGGAGCGTCTTCGAGATCGAGTCGATCTCGGTTGACGACAACACTCAGGCGGCGACCGAGTTCGCGGAGATTTCGCTCTGGGGTGTTTCGAATGCGCGGCAGGCGTATCGCGACGGTCGCTATCATCTCGCATCGACCAAGCTGCGGCCTGAGATATTCACAATCAACTCCGACGTGGAGCACCTCGTCTGCAATCGCGGTGACCTCGTGCGCGTCTCCCATGATGTGATCGGTGTTGGTTACGGTGCGGCGCGGTTTACTGCTGTGACGAACTTCGCATCGCAGTTCACTGGCGGGGTTCTCGATGAAGAGTTCTACTACGACCCGACGAAGGACTACGCGATCCGTGTGCGCGGAGTGACCTACGCGGATTCGAGCGAGTCAGCCGAAGCGGTGATTAACGTGGTGAACCAGGGCGGCTATAGCTCGACCGTCACGCCTGTGAGCAATTACTACTGGCTCTCGGCTGGGACGGTCTACCCAGGTATCGGAGATCTCGTGATCTTCGGCGAGCGTGACACCGAGAGCATCCAGTGCGTAGTGAAGAAGATCTCTCCTCGAAACGATCTCACTGCCGTAATCGAGTTGGTCGAGTACAACTCGGCTGTTTACGAAGAGGGCGCGATTCCTGAACACGACTCGAACATCACGCTCGAAAGCTCGCCCACTCTGCTGCGACCAGTGCGCCCGGACATCATCGGGGAATTGGTGAGCGATGAGTCTGTGGCGCTCTTCTCGTCTTCGGGCACGCCCGAGATTCGAATCGTCTTGAACGTCTCGACGCCTCAGAATACGGAAGGCACCTATGCTCCGACGACGCATTACCACTCACAATTCCGCGTGAAGGACGGGGCCGACGCGGTGACGGACTGGGTAAACGCAGCTCGCGTCGAAGCTACCGGGGAGACCGAGGTCTCGATCTCGCCGGTTGAGCAGGGCGAGGTGTACGACGTGCGCGTGCGTGCGATCTCCGACCCAACCGCGACCGCATCAGACTGGGTTTATCGCGTGAACCACACCGTGGTGGGCCTTTCGACGCCACCAGATCCGCCGACTGACCTCTCGGTCTGGGGTGACGCGATCCGCTGGGAGTATGGCGACAAGCCCCGTGACTTCGCGGGGTTTATCGTGAAGCACCAATCGGGCGATGACTCGACTTGGGCGACCGGCATCCCTCTCTCGTCGAATCTCGTCACCGACAACTGGGTGCAGATCGGCGGGCGCATCCAGCCTGGAACGACCACGATCATGGTCCGGGCTGTGGACATCGCGGGGAACGAATCGACGACGCTCTCCGAGGTGAAGGTGATTCGCACACCGGAGCAACTCGACGACATCTCGACCGAGACATGGACGGGTGTCTGGGGGAGCGAGTTCGGCGGAAACCGAATCGGCTGCACGCTCGACGCAGGCACGGGCTACCTCGTCGCGAACACCGACAGCTCGGGAGCATTTTGGAGCGGAGGCGACACTGCGACGTTCTGGACGACGGACTCTGCTGACTTCTGGGGCGAGACGATTTATTCGGAGATGCAGTTCTCCGATGACATTGCTGTCATGCACGATTTCGCCGACGTGCGAACGCCAAATAGCTGGCCCGTCGATGACGATTTCCCTTGTCGGATGCGTGTCGCGAACCTCAACTTTGAGGGCTCTGCGATCGAGATCCACTATCGGACCTATTCGGCATATTCGGAACTTGGATACACGTACATGATGGATGACTGGGCTCCCTGGCCTGGGGAGCGAATCCTCGAAGAGCCCGAGTGGCCTTCGGCGATCGGAGCGGCGACACAGGAACTTATCCGAATTCGTTTCACGATCGCATCTGGGAAGACGCAGGGCAAGATGAAGGCAGCCGAGTTCAAGGTCGAGGGTCTGCGGAAGCATCACCGGGAGATCGTGGGCGTTGCCTCGACAGGCGGCACCACAGTCGATCTCACCGGAAAGGGCTTCCGCAAGATCACGAGTATCACCGTGAACCCTGCGACGACCTCGGCGTCGAGTCAGAGCGCAATGGCTGGAGAAGCCTACGACTTGCTCGCGAATCATCAGCCGGATGGAGCGGGGACGACCTACGAACTGAGCGGACCCACAATCAAGCTATTCGATTCCAGCGGCACCGAGACCACGGGTTCGGCCTCGGTGTCCATCGAAGGATACTGACATGACGCTACTCCCTGGAACGAACTATATGAGCAACTCGGCCAGGACCGAGGCCGAGATGAAGGTCGCTCTCGACAAGCTCAACGACGTGATCGCCGAACTCGGCAGCAAGGAGGTGATCTCTTCGACGATCAGCGGCGGCGACATCGACGCTCCCTTGTCAAGCATGGTAAGCGTGATCTCGGAAGGCTTGACGGTGCCCGACGTGCTCGAAACGATCGGCGTGACGAACATCACGCAGGGCCGAATCGTCATCTTGAAGAACAACGACTCGACATCGACGGAGACGACCGGCGCATACATCACTGTTCAGCACGCAACCGGCGCGGGTCAGATCGAGATGCTCGATGGCGAGGACTTCGTGCTCTGCTCGAAGCGTTGCATCGCGTTGATCTACACCGGGAACCGCTGGGTCGAGGTGTGGAGAGCTTACGGTCGAAACACAACGGCTGAGAAGCTCGCAGAGCGCACCGATATGGGGCACGGCACGGCATCGGTGGAGACGATCGCGACATCGCTCGCAACGACTGGTGGAGGCGTCCTGAAGGTCGGCGCTTCGGATCTGGCCGAGAATGACGTGCTGAAGGTTGACGCTTCAGGGAACATCGTTGTGGCGACGGGTGCGGATTTCGGCGACGTGGACGCGACGACGCTCGATGCCATCGACTCGACGGGGTTCGTTCGCTCGGATGCGGCCTCGGCACAGTCCATCGATGCGAACCTGACTCTTACGTCTGCGGGTGACACGAATCTGATTATTACCGACACGTCAGGTTCTCAGAGTCCCGGCGTGTCGATCACAAACAACGGTACGGAGCGCGGCTCTTTGTTCGTGGATAACACGGACGGCATGGTCGAGTTGCGAAGTCGAGCGTCGGGCGGCGACTACACCGAGAGTATCCGCCTCAATCCGTCGAACTCTCGGCTGGAGTTCTCGACTGCGCCCGGAACCGATGCTTATGTGAGCTTGACTCCCGGCGCGGGAAACGGGCTCGATGCGGACACGCTCGACGGGAACGAGTGGGCCGACATCCCCTTAGCGGTTCTTCCGACAATCAGAACGCTTGTCTTTGCGACGGTTGACTTCAACAACTTCGGAACCGATGATGGGACAAATCGAGAGGCGGTTCCGCAGTTCACAGACATCGAATATCCCGTTGCGCCAAACGGCACGCGCAGATTTCTGATTACTTCACATGTCCGTTACCAGACTCAAGATAATCAGGACTCGAATCGGAACATCAACATGATCTGGTACTCCAGCACGACCCCTGGGAGTGTGAGTGCAGGCCATGAGATAGATCGACAAAATGGGCCAAACAATACCTCCGGTAACGGTTGGACTACCGGAACGAATATCGCGGAGCTTGGACTATCTCACCGGATTCACACCCCGGAGTCAGGCCACAAGTTCACGCTCGCGATGGAAGAAGAGAGCGACGATAACCAGTCTGATCTATTGGCCGATTCTGGAACCGGCCCCCTCTTCGGAAGATCCTACAATGAGAATGCCAATTTGTATGGGTCTAGTAGAACGTATGTTCTGATTGAATATCTCGACGAAGGCTAGCCCGTGAACGTCATCACAACAGACAACGCTCTGCACCTGATAGGCGGCGCTCTGCTCGCGTGGACCATCTGGATGGATGCAATGCTCGGCGCACTCGGCGCACTCGTCGTCTTCGGATGGATGCGCGAAGGCGCGCAGCATCGCGACGACGGACAGTGGATCGGATGGATCACAACGCATCGACTCGTCGAGGCTCTCTCCTGGGCGGCGGGCGGCGCAGCATTTCACGCAATGAGGAGCATCTAAGCCATGCCGACAGAACTCACAGTCCAGACAGATATGGCGTCACCTTCGCTCGCTGCGGCAGATGCGACCGGGAACACCTGGGACAACTCAACCGGTCAGGTTTTCCTGTGGGTCGCAAACGCAAGCGGAAGCTCGATCACGGTCACGGTGGCCGAAGAGCGCACATGCAGCTTCGGCCACACCGCGCAGAACTTCACCGCTACCGTGGACGGCGGCGAGACGAGCGCACTCGGGCCGTTCGACATCATGCGGTTCAATGGCTCGGGCCGAAAAGCGACAGCCACCTACTCGGACGCGACGAGCATCACGGTGGCGGCAGTTCAAGGGTAGAGAGCGATGGGTCACATACTGACATTCACGATTAGCGAGCATGAGTTTCGTCACATTGATTGGCATGACGATGAAGCCTATTTCGTTCGTGATATGTGGAGCGACCTGAAGTTTGCTGCCACAGTCTTCTGGCGAGGTGATCCTGATTCATTGGATGTGATCGGATCTTGCCCAGATGAACCGTTTGAAATCTTCGCTGTCTTTGATCCTGATGGTGAACCATACGGAATCTGGTCGCTTTACCGGATCAACGAAATATCGTCAGACACAATCTCTGCTCTGTGTTCTCCGACTTTTCCGTCTGTAGCAGTTGGTATTCCTGCGAAGGTCTTCTCGTTAGATGGTGTTGTCATCAATCAAGACGAGATCGAAGATGCTATTGAGATGCGCGAGCTATTCTGGCGGCAGACGTTTGCTTGCATTGAATCAATGCTGACTAATCCGATGAGAATGGCAGATGGCACAGTAAGAGCGATTGACCACTTTCGCTTCCCGTCTGTTTCCAATGGCGATCCAGTGCAGCATGAGTGGAGTGGAGTCAAAGATCAGTTCGACCGATACTGCAAGATTGAAGTTGAGTTTGATGAAAACGATACGCCGGTCAAGACTCTGCCTGGATGGAAGTCGGTTGATCCAGATCCAGAACGCAACGTAGGTGAGTTCGGTGGCTAAGTTCATCGCGAGTGTCGCCAAGTTGTCTCCTGCTACTTACAACTCCGACAAAGTTGGTGATACCAGATTTCGCAATTCTAGTAGCGCATTGCTGGACTACAGTTCGGTCACACTTGATGTCGGAATCGGATCAGGCAAAGACGCTGTTCGATACGGTGCTGTTTGCCACTTCGACACAGGATCAATTCCGCTTGGTGCTCAGGTGGATGATGCACGGTTTGCGTTGCAAGCATCGTCTACTCAATCCACCAGCATGACTGCTGACATCGCTGTTCTCGCCTTAACTACGAGACTTGATTCCGTTGAGCGTCAGTTTCACGATGCGCGCTTGATCTACTTGCCTGATTCGAGTTCATCAGTTTCAAGCACCTCTTCGCTATGGGATCTCGGATCGACATCGGGCGGATCGACGCCCGCGATTGCGATCCACGAGAACCAGCAGGATGGCGTGAACGCAGTGTCTCAGGCGTGGATTGCAAACACGAGTACAAGTCCTCTTCGTTGGCATTGGATTCGAGTGAGGAGACTATACACAAGTTCCGATTGCAGGCTTCGCGCAAGAGTGTTCAGCGCAAAGGGATCAGCGGGAAGCTATTACAAAGGCGCACTGCTTCTCGATGGTGAGTTGACCGACATCTATGAATGGCCTTTCTCACTAGCTTTCACCTCTCGCTACCTCGCGCCATCGAGAACAGACTGGTATCCGACTGAAGGTGAGGTCTACATCACAGAGATCGAACTCATTCCCGGCGCTACTCCTGCTGGAAACGTTCAGATCAACTGGAACAACTCCTACGACGGCAGCGTTCAGAACACAACGGTTTACGCGGCTGAAGGTGCGAAGATTCAAGGCTTCGGCGGTTCGTGGTCCGCGCCACAATGGGAAAGCGGTGCAGC